AAAAAATTTTATAAAAATTTTTATGAATTTGAATAACGTTGACATTAGTAAACTCCCTTCGGATATAAGAAAGGAATATAAAAGGCTGCAGGTAATGCATGCCGAAAAAAAGATACAGAACAAAGCTAAAAATGATTTTTTAAGTTTTGTAAAATGTGTGTGGCCTGAATTTGTTGAAGGGTCCCATCATAGACACATTGCAGATAAATTTAATAAATTAGCAACAGGTGAAATAAATCGTCTGATTATTAATATGCCTCCACGTCATACTAAATCAGAATTTGCCTCTTACTTGCTACCAGCGTGGATGGTGGGCCGTGATCCAAAACTCAAGATCATTCAAGCAACGCACACGGGAGAACTTGCTGTGCGTTTTGGTCGTAAAGCAAAAAACTTGATTGATAGTGATGATTATAGAAAAGTGTTTCAAACAACTTTAAGAGAAGATAGTCAGGCAGCAGGACGTTGGGAAACGCAACAAGGTGGTGAATACTTTGCAGCTGGGGTTGGTGGAGCGATCACAGGACGGGGTGCGGATCTTTTAATCATTGACGACCCGCATTCTGAACAAGATGCGTTATCGCCTACAGCAATGGAATCTGCTTATGAATGGTACACCTCAGGTCCACGTCAGCGTTTACAACCTGGTGGTAAAATAGTTTTGGTTATGACGAGATGGAGTAATAAAGATCTAACAGGAAAATTAATTGCCAATCAAAAAGAAGCGAAAGCGGATCAGTGGCACGTGGTTGAATTTCCAGCAATCTTGGACCACGGATCAAAGAACGCTAAACCTGTATGGCCTGAGTATTGGAAGTTAGAAGAATTAGAAAAGGTTCAAGCAACACTACCCACAGGTAAATGGAATGCACAGTGGATGCAAAATCCAACAGCGGAAGAAGGTGCAATATTAAAACGAGAGTGGTGGCGTATTTGGAAACATGATTGGATTCCTAAATTGCATCATGTCATACAATCTTATGATACTGCGTTTCTTAAAAAAGAAACTGCTGATTATAGTGCGATTACTACATGGGGTGTATTTTATCCAGATCAGGATAGTGGCGCTAATTTAATACTACTAGATGCAGTAAAAGGTCGATATGAGTTTCCAGAATTAAGGCGATTAGCCTTAGAGCAATATAAGTATTGGCAACCTGAATCAGTCATTGTAGAGGCAAAAGCTTCTGGATTACCACTAACTTATGAGTTAAGACAGATGGATATACCAGTAGTAAACTTTACCCCATCTAAAGGAAACGATAAGCATGCTCGTGTAAATGCAGTTGCACCTTTATTTGAATCTGGTATGATATGGTGTCCTGAACAAAAATTCGCGGACGACGTCATGGAAGAGTGCGCAGCTTTTCCTTACGGCGATCATGATGATTTAGTTGACTCTACGACTCAAGCAATCATGCGATTTAGACAGGGAGGACTTATTGGTCACCCCGAAGACTATGTGGATGAACCACAAGAAAAACGTAAACGGAGTTATTATTAGATGGGACCATTTGGACCAAAAGCTTTAACATTCATACATTCATTGGCAAGAAAATCCTTGACCAAGGGCCAAGGATCAGGGATCACGAAAATTCCTTCTGCGATGCAAGCAGAAGCTAAAGCGTCCGAGATATTTACAAATTTAGTAGAAGCAGGTTTAAAACCAGAGATGATGGATGACTTCATTAGAAGTGAAGCAGACGTTGCAAAGTATTTAAATATTTTAGATGCATACAAAAGGGAGAGAATGAAACCGATCCCTGCAGATTCACCAAGAGGCAGAGAAATCACTGAAGCTTTGTTTGGTAAGAGAGGTACAGTTGTTGACATGAAAGGCAATGTCATTCCTGAAGGATCAGGGATCATGGGCGGTGAATCGATTGAGTCGTTAATGAAATCAGGAGATGTTACTAAAGGAACGGTTACTAAGAAAAGTAAAAAAACAACTGATCGAGATATGTTCAGAGCGGCGAATGAAAGATTTAGTAGACCGAAGTCTGAAGTAGATTCTATTATAAGAAATATAAAAAAACTTGATCCAATCGAAGCTATGAAAGAAGCAAATAAAGTTATTAAACGAGAAGGTCCTTATAAAAATTTAAATCAACAACAAGCTAAGAAAATATTAGAAGATACAGAAGATCATATCTTTGAAAGAAATGTAACACCAAAAGAAACAGATGTTCCTATGGAAGAGACAGCTGATGAAGTGACTAAAGCTTATATTGATGCAGTTCGAAAAGGTAAGTTTAAAGGAACAGAAGATCAGTTTAGAGATATGATTGATAAAATGATGGATGAAGATTTTGCATCAGGTGGTCGTGTTGGATTAAGATATGGTGGAGATACCATGGGCGGTAAGAATGATAAATCTAAATCTAGTCCTGGTCCAGATCGATCCAAAGTTTCTGCACAACAAGAACGTAGTCATCAAGAAGCAATCAGTAGAGCAAGAGATAGTCAACAGTATGATTACACTGTACCAAAAGAAATTGTAAAAGACATTGCAATCAATACAGGAAAAAATCTTGCAGGACAAAAAATTGCATCTACCTTAGGTATAGGTACAACTCCTATTGGAATATTGATGGCATTAAAAGGTTTATATGATCAAACTAGAAATCCAGTTTATAGTGAAGAAGATTTAACATTAAATTCAGCAGTAGATAAATTAGGTAAAACATTATTTCCAGAAGGAAATCTTCAAAATATAAAAGCTACATCTCCTACACAAAAAGATTATAACATAAGAGCTACAAAAGATATGGTAGAAAATTTACCAGGAGGAGTAGTAAAAGATATATTAGCTCCTGCAGGAGCATTAGTAATGAGTCCTTTTTATGATGCTGGTCAAGCTTTTGATAGAATGGAACCAGGTTCTGGACTTAGAGGTTTTGCAAAAGCATTAGATGCAGAAAATCCATTAAGCAGTGCCGCTGAAAGATTTATAGGAGCAGCAGGTCCATTAGCAGAAAGATTTGAAGACGGCGGTCGTGTTGGATTAGCAGGTGGTATGACTCGTAGAGCTTTTTTAAAATTAATGGGTGGAGTTGCTGCAGGGATTGGGGCAGTTAAATCTGGAATAATGAGTGCTGGTAAAAAAGGAGTTACTAAAAAAGTTGTTAAAGAAGTTGTTAAAACCCCTCCTGTTACAGGTAAACCAGAATGGTTTGATGCATTAGTTAATAAAGTTATTTTAGAAGGAGATGATGTTACTAAAAAACTTGCAACCAAAGATAGAGAAATTGTTCATACTAAAAAATTAAATGATCAAGAATCGGTTACCGTAACTCAAGATTTAGATGATGGAGCTATAAGAGTAGAATATGATTCACCAGATAACATGGGTCAAGAACCTGTAATGATGCAATTTAAACCGGGAATGGCTGATGAAACAACTGGTGGAAAAAAACCAGCAGACAGATTTGATGTTGTAGAAACAGAACCACGATATACTGGTGGTCCTGAAGATGGGGATATAGAATTTATAGGGGAAAGCGGAGGTCCCGGTATTTCATTTTTAGAATCCGATGTAACTAACTTAAAAACATTTGCTACAGGTAAAGGTCCTACCATGAAAGAAATTGTAAAATCTAAAAAAAGAAAAGACCTTGTTAGAAAAGTTAATGACGATAGCTACGAAGCAGCTGAATTTATAGGTGGTAAGTATGGTGATGCTCCTGAACCAGATTTTCCAGATGACTATAGTGGATATGCATCAGGTGGTCTTGCTTACCTGTTAGGAGAATAAAGTGTCTATTTTCGATAGAATTGTAGAGTACAGTAATATTTCAAAACCAAGTGAACGTGTTCCAAAAGAAGATGGTGGCATGTTAGTACAACCTAGTGATGATGGATCAAGACTTGGTTACAAAGGCAAAAAGTCAGATCGATATATTTACTCAGACAATTACAGAACTATTTATGATAAAGAAACTAAATTATATTCTAAAAAAGTTGGAAGAGATAGAAAGCTTTTAACTCAAGAGCCCGGAGAAACTAAAAAAGAATTTTTTAAAAGAGTTGCTAATTATAGCACTGAAACTGCAACTGCAAGAACAGATAAATTTACTAAAGAAATTCTTGACTCTAGAAACAAAATAGATTCTTGGACTTCTAATTGGCTTAGTAAAAATCTTAAAAATTATGGTGTTAGAGATTTTGATAAAATGGTTGAAAATCTTAAAAGAGATTGGAAAATAGAGTCTAAGAAATTAAAACTACCAACAGATAAAATAAAAATATTTACTGAAAGTGGTTTTCCTAATTTAAGCACAAGCAAAGGTAAAGAAACAGCAGTAAGTAAAAACCCTTTTACTTTTGATGATATAACATTTTACACTCCTGAAAATCCAAGTGGTAAAGAAAAATATATGGCTCAGTGGAAAAAGATATTCTTTAAAAATAAAATTGAAAACACCCCAGGTTTAAAAAACAAACTATCTAATTATTTTGAATTTATGAATTTAGATAAAAGAGGTAGCCCTGCATCCGGAGGGCCTACTATTAAATCATATAAAGATATTATGGATAAAGATGTTGTTTATATTTTATCAGAAGAAGACTCTGGTTTAAAAAAAGGTGCAAAATATGACGTCTTTAATAGTTTTGATGATCTTGCAGACTCTTATAATAAATTTACTTTAAAAATGAATCGAAGTGAATCATGGAAAGAAAATGCGGGTATTATAGAGGAAGCTTTGGGTTTGAAAAAAAATTCAATTAAAAACTCTATGCAAGCAGAACAAAGAGCTCTTAAAAAAATACTTGATGTAAGTAGTTTAGAAGGAACTGGATTTGGCTATAGCATAGATCATGGACAAGGTTTAGCCGCCGCTGCAAAAAGTGGTGATGTTAATTTAATGAAAATAGCTTTAAATGATTTAATTGGAACTACACAAGATCAAAATACTAAAGCTGGATTTGGTGGATTTGAAAAAGTTAGAGGGGCTTTAATAAGAGATATTCAAGCAGGAGTAAACGTAAAAGATAATGTAAAAAGTTTAAATAAACTAACTAATGATGTTTATAAAGATTTAGGAGTAAACAAAAATATATATTCAATAAAAGATAACAAATTAGTTTCTAAACCTTTATCTCCTCAAACAACTAGAGAAGAAAGATTTACAAGTTACTTTAAGGATATATATAAAACAGGAGAAGGAAAAGAACTTATACAAAAACAATATGGTGATTTAAATAAATTAATAGCTTCTTTAAGTAATAATCCAGCGTGTGCCGTGTTCGCAGGTAAAAGAGGAAAGTTTGATGTAGGTGGATCTCCAAATGCAAACATAGATGATTGTGTACAAGGAGGAATAGAAGTTATTAACTCTGGTAAGATACCTGCAAATAAAGCAACTGAATTTGCAAACTTTACAAAAAGAGCCTCAACTCTTGGAAAAAATATTATGAAATTTGGTATCATACCGGAAGCAATATTTGTTGGTGCAGATAGTTTAGTCAGAATGGGTCTTGGTGATACTTTTAAAGAAGCAGGTTTAAGAGCATCTGATTATTTATTACCTGGAGATCAAACAAAAGAAGCTGAAATGTTAAAAGTTAAAAGAACTCTTGGTGATAAATCAGCCGAGATTGTAGGAAGAGCTATTGATTATAGAAATCAATTATCAAAAATAGATTCTTTAAAACAAGAAAAACAATTTGCAGAAACTTTATCACCTACAAGTGAGTTTGATTATTTACCTGACAGAACAGAAGATATAAAAAATATTGATACAAGAATTAAACAAGCTGAATCTGATTTAACAAATAAATTTATGATACCAGAAAAAGAAAAAGTATACGCTGAAAGAGCAGAACAAGAAGCTTATGACATCAGTAAAGCAAAATCACCCTTTGTAAAAGCTCTTAGTTATTTAAGAGCTGTTCAACCAGTTGAAAACGATCCTTTAGCGGAAAGAGCACCTGAAAAACAAATGGATTTAAGTCTATTTCCAACTTTACCAACACAGTTTATGGAATTAAGTAATACTGACCTTATACCTTATACAAATGTGTTAAGAGAAATGGGTTATGAAGTTACGCCAAAAGAAGTAATAGCGGAAAGAGATATTTTAAAAAAAATGCCATTAGAACAAATGGCTCAGGAATATAGTCCAGAACAAATTTATGGTGCGCAAGGTACATTCTTTGGTCAACCACTAGCAGGTGGAGGATTAGCTAATTTAACTAAAACAATACCACCTGAAAGTGGTCCACAATCAGAAGGGTTGCTATCCCTTAAAAACCGTGTTATTAACTCATAGGAGAATTGAATGGCAGACATAGATAAAGGACTCCCTAACACTCGTACTGAAATTGAAGTTCCTTCGGAAGAAGAACTAAAAGAAGTTGATGTTCAAGAGGAGGAAGTAGAAAAAGGACCTGTTGAAGTAACACCAGAAGAAGATGGTGGTGCAACTATTAATTTTGATCCAAGTTCTGTCAATGTACCTGGAACACAAAATCATTTTGACAACCTAGCAGATATTTTACCAGACGAAGTTTTAGAGCCTATTGGAAATGAAATGGTTCAAAATTTTATGGACTACAAAATGTCCAGAAAAGATTGGGAACAAACTTATACTAAAGGTTTAGATTTATTAGGATTTAAATACGATGATCGAACAGAACCTTTTCAAGGAGCAAGTGGGGCAACGCATCCTGTACTTGCTGAAGCAGTCACACAATTTCAAGCACAAGCTTATAAAGAATTATTACCAGCAGATGGTCCAGTAAGAACTCAAGTTATTGGAGTTAAAACTCCACAAACTGAACAACAGTCACAACGTGTAAAAGATTACATGAACTATTTGATTATGGATCAGATGAAAGAATATGAATCAGAATTTGATTCTATGTTATTTCATTTACCTCTTTCAGGATCTACATTTAAAAAAGTTTACTATGATACTAACATGGGCAGAGTAGTATCTAAGTTTATACCAGCAGATGAATTAGTTGTCCCGTATACGGCTACCTCATTAGACGATGCGGAGGCAGTAATTCATACTGTGAAGATTTCTGAAAACGAATTAAGAAAACAACAAGTCAACGGTTTTTATTCTGACGTAGAATTAACAGCTCCTAATTCAGATAATAATAATGAGTTAGAAAAAAAAGAACGTGAGCTAGAAGGTACAAGAAAATCTGGAAAACAAGATGACATATATACTTTGTTAGAGTGTCACGTTAATTTAGATTTAGAAGGTTTTGAAGATAAAAATTCTGAAGGAGAAGAAACAGGAATTAAACTTCCTTACATTGTAACTGTAGAAGAAGGTAGCAGAACAGTTCTTTCTATTAGAAGAAATTATGCTCCTGATGATATTAAGAAAAATAAAATACAATACTTTGTTCATTTTAAATTTTTACCAGGATTAGGTTTTTATGGTTTTGGTTTAATTCACATGATTGGTGGATTAAGCAGAACTGCAACACAAGCTTTAAGACAATTATTAGATGCAGGAACATTATCTAATTTACCTGCTGGATTTAAACAAAGAGGAGTTAGAGTTAGAGATGAAGCTTCTCCAATTCAACCTGGTGAATTTAAAGATGTAGATGCACCTGGCGGTTCATTAAGAGATGCTTTCTTCCCATTACCTTACAAAGAACCTTCACAAACACTATTACAATTAATGGGTGTTGTAGTAGGTGCAGGACAAAGATTTGCGGCTATTGCTGATATGCAAGTAGGTGATGGTAATCAAGGCGCTGCTGTTGGTACAACGGTTGCATTACTTGAAAGAGGTTCAAGAGTTATGTCTGCAATACACAAAAGATGTTATGCAGCTATGAAAAATGAATTTAAATTACTAGCTAAAATCGTTGCACAGTATTTACCTCCTGAATATCCTTATGATGTTGTAGGGGGTCAAAGAAATATTAAACAAACTGACTTTGATGATAGAGTGGATGTTGTTCCAGTTGCAGATCCGAATATATTTTCGATGTCACAAAGAATTACTTTAGCACAGACACAGTTGCAGATTGCAACGTCTAATCCACAATTACATAACATGTATCAAATTTATAGAAACATGTATGAAGCAATTGGTGTTAAGGATGTTGATGCAGTATTACCTCCACCTCCACCACCTTCGCCAGTGGACCCAAGTATTGAACACATTAATGCTTTAGGTGGTAAACCTTTCCAAGCTTTCCCTGGACAAGATCATCAAGCACACATTACAGCACATTTAAACTTTATGTCGACTAACATGGTTAGAAATAATCCTGCAATTATGGCTTCGATACAGAAAAATATATTAGAACACATCTCAATTATGGCTCAAGAACAAGTTCAACTTGAATTTAGAGAACAGTTAATGGAAATGCAGATGATGCAACAGCAAGCAGTTAACAATCCACAGATCCAACAACAACTTCAACAGATGACACAACAAGTAGAAGCAAGAAAAGCGGTGTTGATAGCTGAAATGACTGATGATTTTATGAAAGAAGAGAACAAAATCACTTCTCAATTTGATTCAGACCCACTATTGAAGCTAAAAGCACGTGAAGTTGACCTAAGAGCAATGGAAAATGAACGTAAAAAGGAATATGACAAGGCTCAAGTAGAGTTAAACAGAGCAAAATTGATGCAATCAAGAGAATTAGCTGAAGATAAGATGGATCAAAACGAAGAATTAGCTAAATTAAGAGCTGGAGTGAGCCTTGCAGGCAAAGGAATCAGTCAAGCTAACATAATGATGGAGGATTAACTATGCCGATGACTAAAAAAGGTAAAAAAATTATGAAATCCATGAAAAAAAAGTATGGAGAGAAAAAAGGTGAAAAGATATTCTATGCATCTAAGAATAAAGGTGTTATAAAAGGGGTAGAAAAAGGTAAAAAATCATGATGAACTATAAAAAACAAAAAACAATTAGCATTCCTGATCAAAATGTAGAAATAGATGTAAGATCTAAGACTACAGCGGAAAGAGCTTCGTTCAATAGAATCCCAACAGGAGACAAAGAACAAGTTCAAGGTCAAAAAAGAATGTTAGCTGAAAAAAAAAGAAAAGCTACCTGGTATTAGTTTTATGTTCCCGTGGAGTATCATTGGCACGGCGTTAAAGACTGGTGCTGAAATCTATAAAAATAAAAAAAAGAGCGAGATCATTATGTCAGAGGCACGAATCGTGCATGCTGAAAAGATGAAGCGTGGAGAAATTGAGTACAGTGGACAGATTGCTCAAAATCAAAAAGGCGACTGGAAGGACGAATTTGTACTTTTAGTATTGACATCTCCACTGGCTATTTTATT